GTTGTATTACACGAGAATAAGAACGATAGAAATGCTAAGGGACACCTTGGCGCTTATTTAGTTCAAAAAGCAGAAACAACACTCTCTGCAAAGAAAAGCGAGAACAACAAAGATGTCACTGAAATAACGCCTGAGTATACAAGAAACATTGAGCCACCAACATTAGAGATGACCGTTGGCGGTTTTGATATAGTAGAATTCAAAGAGATTGAGACAGACGAATTTTATAACCGCACAAGAGTATGGACAGACGAAGATCAGAAACGTATAGCAACTAAGATCTTAGGCAAGAGCAAAGGAGATGCGGCTGCATTTATAAGAGACACAGAAGACTGCAAAAAGAAAGACGCTGAGAAGGTGTTAGCAATTATGGAAGACAACCATACTATTCATTGGCAAGGACTGAGACCTAAGATTGCAGCCTATGGAAAGTCTGAATACAGAGAAGATTTAGAATTATGATAGATTTAAAATTAAGGAATCAAATAGCACAACTTATTGTAGACATGAACCTGGGTGATAAGAAGCCGGTCCGTAAGCAGGAAATGATTCCTATTATTAGAGAAGTAAACGATACAGAGTTGATTGGTCATGCTGTTCGCTTTGTAGAAAATGCAGAAGGCGTTGTAATATTTATAAAGAAATACAGAAAGACAAATATTGAAAAACGTATTGAAAAACTATCTAAATGAGAATTTGTACCGCCTGCAAAGTCAATAAGCCTTTAGATAAATTTTCTAAGTTATTTAGAGGTAAGCTGGGATATAGGTCTCAATGTAAAGCCTGCGATAAATCTTATAGAGAAAATAATCAAAAGCCTAAGATGCCTAAGGATAATAAGAAGTATGAGGTCACTGAAATAACAATGACCAACCATTTCTATTTGCATTTCGGTTTTTCAGAAAGACGGTACAACGAATCTGAAGGGTATGAATCAAAGAAATATAATATAGAACCAATCTCAACAACATTTAAAACGAATAAGAAATGAGCTACCTAGACTGGGGAAACCCTTGGACAACAGATATAGAATGCTGCACAGATTGTGGGCATAACACTGACAATTTTATTATGGTAGATATGGAAATTGTTTGTGTTGATTGCAACAGCTTAAACATTTAAGCTATGCCTAATACTCCTAAGCCTAGACGAAGACCATGGTTGCAGGGCAGCCAGCACAACAGTAAAGAGCGTGTTGTTCGCAATAAGTTTTACCATTCAACAAGATGGCGTAAGCTCCGCGGTATGTTTATTAAAGAATATCCTTTGTGTATTGAATGCAATGGTATTGGTAAAGTAGTTGACCATATCAAGTCTATTAAGATGGGTGGTGAGGAGTTAGACTGGGACAACCTACAGACGATGTGCCATCGATGCCATAACATTAAGAGTGGTAAAGAAGCTCACTTATGATGTTCGATCGTAAAGCATACAACAAGTGGGACAGCTGGGGCAAAGACATTATAATTGAATGGCTAAGCAGTAAGGGCCATACAATGGTGCATAATCCTAACAGGTATGGCATTGACCTCTATTCTGATTTAAATGGTAAACTATATCTGTGGGAAGTTGAGGTGAGCACGGTACGCCAGTGGACTAATGAGCATGACTATAAAAATGAGACCGTAAGTTTCTTAGGTAGGAAAAGCAAGTGGAGTGGCTTACCTTTTTTTTATTGTATTATATGTAGTAAGACTAAAGCAATACTTTGCTGCAAGTCTGAGGACATCTTTAAAGAACAATATAAGGTGGAGAAGTATGTATCAAACAAAGATAGGATTGAAGTCTTCTATCACGTCCCTAAGGAGCTATGTATATTTATAAAACACACATAGGGGAGGGGGGTATTGAATGTATAGGGCTATATGGAAGTAATCGCCACTCAAAGGCTTTTCACCCCTTGTCAGAAACAAAAGGGCTAAAGTTGAAGATAAAATACGACTGATTTAACACAACAAAGAGATAAAAAACGACTGATAATGGCAGGAAGAAAAGCAAAACCAACAGCAATGTTGAAGGCTTCAGACACATACAGAAAGGATAGACACCAAGAAAGACTGGAGGTGCAGGGCAGGCCTGTACTGCCCTCGTATCAAAGTGCTGAAGAAACTTTTGATTGGCTAGTTAGGCATCTTGATGACCTGGGCGTTATTGCTGAGGTAGACGCTATAGCTCTGCAGATGATTGCGGACAGCTGGGAAGATTACGTAGCAGCTCGAGTAGTCATTAAAAAATATGGGCCTACCTACACAACAACAACAGCGCAAGGTGACGAGATGCACCGACCACGACCAGAGCTAGGCATGATGCAAGAGGCTTGGAACAGAATTAAAAAGATGCTACCGGAGTTTGGACTTACAGCGGCGGCACGAACAAAGCTAAGCTCACCAGATAAGGTGCAGAGCTTAGAGGACTTATTAGGAGGAGAATAATGTACGACGAAAAAAAAGGAGAGCAGGTCATTAAATTTATCGAGCGCATTTGTACGCACGTGAAAGGAGACCTTGCTAATAAAAACTTTCTGCTTGAACAATGGCAAAAGGATTACATCCGCAAATTATTTGGTACAGTAAACCCAGACGGCTCAAGACAATACAGAACCAGTTTTGTGTTTATTCCAAGGAAGAACGGGAAGAGCAACTTGCTTGCAGCAATTGGTCTAGCGCTCTTGTTTATAGAGAAGGAACCTGGAGCAGAGATTTATGTTTGTGCATCTTCTCGCGACCAAGCAAACGCAATATTTGATGTATGTAAACAGATGATACGGAATCAACCAGTCTTAGAAAAGGGCTGTAGGGTATATCGAAATTCTATTGTGCTTAACGGAACAAATTCATTTCTAAAAGCTGTGGCTGCAGATGCTGGTGTTTTACATGGTAGCAATGCTTCTGCATGTCTCTATGATGAAGTACATTCCGCAAAGACCAGAGAGCTCTGGGATGTTATGGCTACCTCAATGGGTGCTAGGTCCCAACCTTTAATGTTTGGCATTTCTACTGCAGGACTTTTTGATCCTAATAGTGTTTGCTATGAGTTATATGATTACAGCAAAAAGGTTAGCGCAGGGATTATTGAAGATCAAACTTTTTTACCTCTTGTATATGAAGCCTCACAAGATGATGACATTCATGATGAGGCGGTTTGGAAGAAAGCAAATCCAAATTATGCCGTAAGCATTAAGCCTGAATATTTTAGGAAGATGAGCCAGGAGGCTAAAAGTTTGCCTTCAAGTGAGATTGCTTTTAGGCAGCTACACCTTAATCAATGGGTAAACTCTTTGAGTGGTTGGATTCCAGATGATGAATGGATGCAGAGTGCTGGAACAATTAACCTTGAAGAACTTAAAGGCAAGCCTTGTTATGGTGGCTTAGATTTAGCAGCGGTTGAAGATGTATGTGCATTTGTACTTATATTTCCCTGGGATGATGGGAGTATTAAGGTTGTCCCTTATTTATTTGTGTCTCAAGCGGCAGTTAATCGAAGAAGAACACAAACAGGAGGATCTTACGATAATTTTGTTTCAAGGGGAGAGTTAATTGTAACTGAAGGAAATTCCACTGATTACAATGTTATAAAGAACAAGATTTTTGAAGCAGCACAAGTTTATGATTTGCAAAGTGTAGCATTTGATAGATGGAACTCCAGCTCTTTAGTTCAGCAGCTTATAGAGGAAGGCATTGACATGGATCCTTTTGGGCAAGGCTTTATTTCAATGACCTCTCCAATTAAAAATGCAGAAATCTTAGTTAAAAAGAAAATGCTTCACCATGGCGGAAATGCAATGCTTCGCTGGATGGTGGGCAATGTTGTTATTAAAAGAGATGATGCGGAAAATGTAAAATTCAGCAAGGCAAAAGCTGGGGATAAGATTGACGGCATAATTGCTATGATCATGGCTTTAGGAGAAAAGATGACAGTTGAAAACTCAGATGTGAGCAAGACGAGCACCTATGAAAGCCAGCCGATGAGGTTTTTATAAAGCTGCATTACTAACGGAAATCCTGTTAGTTTTCTTTTTCTTCTCCTTATATATAGGGAAAAGAAAAACAAATTATAGCTCTAGCACTCCTTCTTTATTTCTATTTGTGCACCTATGGTTGCACTCATATAAATAAATAATGACAAGGGGTGCGATTTTTTGCTATATTTATTGCACAACAACAATAAAACTATTATGAAAAAAAGAATTTTAGTAGGGGACTACCTTTACTCCGCAAGATTTGGATGGCAGTATAAAATTGTAAGCATTAGAAATGGTGTTGCAGTAGTTCAAGACATTATACGTGAAAACGTTCGAGTGAGGTTTACGCTGCTAGCCTTAAGAAAAAGAATTGAAATTAAAAGCTTTATTCACTCACCGCTTCCCCTTTAGTATTGGTTTGGTATCTCATATTTCCCGAGGCGGTGCAGCCCTCCCTATTAATTTAGCGGAGGGCTTTCTTTTAAAAAAGGCTTAACATGTTATTTCATTGCGTGATACTTATATTTGTTAATGTAATTACAAAGTATCTACACTTTTATGGCCGAGAATCAAAACTTATTCGGGAGAATTGTAGGAGCATTTCGTTCTTCTCCTAATAATCCCTCAACGTCTTTAGCAAATCCTGCTTCTTGGATGTTTGACGGAGCGGCCTCTAAAACGGGCATCGCAATTACTGAAGACAGCGCAATGCGTTTATCTGCAGTATTTGGCGCGGTGCGTGTTATCTCAGAAACAATTGCAGCTTTACCCTGGTCAGTAAATCAAGATATTGACGGGACAACAAGACCTGCAACAGCTCACCCTATCAATAAGCTCATTCACACACCTAATGGAATGATGACAGACTTCAGCTTTAAAGAAGTTTGTCAGGCTCATCTTTGTCTGCACGGGAATGCTTTTATAGCAATACGTAGAAACGAAGCAGGGCAAGCGGTAAAATTAATACCGGTTCATCCAAATCGTGTTGAGGTTAAAGTTTATAAAGACGAAAAGTTTTATAGTGTTGATCAAGGTTCAGAAACTTTTGATGATTCTGAGATGATTCATATTTTAGGTTTGTCCTTCGATGGCATTATAGGCAAGAGTGTAATAGAGGCAGCAAGAGAAAGCATAGGCCTTGGATTAGCTGCTGACCAATTTGGCGGTTCATTCTTCGGGAACGGTGCAAATGTTTCTGCTATTTTAACTCACCCTGGGCGTTTATCTGATGAAGCTTATAAAAGATTAATGGCTTCTTGGCAACGGCGTTATTCCGGTTTAGACAATAGCCATAAAACCGCTATCCTGGAAGAAGGAATGAATTTAGAAAAGGTCAGCATCTCGCCACAAGAATCTCAATTTTTAGAGACTCGTAAGTTTGGTGTTGAAGATATAGCGAGATTCTTCCGTATTCCTTTAGCTTATTTAGGTTCATTAGAGAACTCAAGCACAAGAGCAAACATTGAGGAGCAAGGCATTCAATTTCAACGCAACACAATTTTACCTTGGGTTAAACGTTGGGAAGCTGAATTTAACAGAAAGCTTTTTGTTGAAGACAGCGAGTATTATATAAGAGTAAACATGGACGGGCTATTAAGAGGCGATATTTCCTCTAGATATAGTTCTTATGCAACCGCCAGACAATGGGGTTGGCTAAGCGTTAACGATGTACGACGTCTAGAGAACATGGCACCTATTGAAGGAGC